GTCGATCGTCGCCGCGGCGTCGGTACGCAGGCGGGCGGCGAGCTGTGCGAAGTGGGCGGCCGTCGTCCGGGGCCGAACCTCGGCGGCGACGAGCGCGTCGACCGCGGCCGTCGTCGCGGCGAAGATGCGGGCGAGGTCGATGTCGTATCCGGCCGACTTGAGATCGTGCTGCATCCCGGCCGGGCAGGTCGCGAGGATGATCGGCCCGCCGGACGGATCCGGGACGAAGCACCGGTGGTCGCAGAACTTGCAGTACGGTCCCATCACCGGCCGCCCTTCTGGGAACGGGTCGCGAACCGGCCGCCCGGCGCGCGGTGAAGCGGCACGGTGTCGAGTTCCATGAGTTCGGCCCGGCGCATCGGCACCGTGGGCTTCGGATCGGCGGGCACCGGCAGCGGCACCGTGGGCGTCGGGTCGGCGGGCGGCGGGTCAGCGACCGGCCGAATAGCGGGCGGCGGTGCGAGTTTCGGCCCCAGCACCATCAGTGGCGGTGGCGTCGGTTTCGGCGCAGGCCTCGGCCGATCGGCCTCGACGGGCAGCACGAGGGCGTTGCGGATCACGTCCGCGGCGGGCTGCCACGCCATCGACGAGCCGAACGTGCGGCGTCGGGCCGGGCGCGAGGTGCGCTCGGCGGTCAGGACGGCGACGAGGGTGGCGACGGTGAGGGTCGCCACGCCGATCGCGTGCTTGGGTCGACCGGTCGTCCGGTCGACGTTGAGGGTGTGCCACAGCATCGGTAGCATCTCCTTGGTTCTCATGCGGGAATCGCTGCCCCGGCCGAGTCGCATTCGGCCGGGGCGTTCTTGGTCTTCGGGGGGTGCAGCACGGCGACGGCCGTGCGTGCGATATCGAGGCCGGGCGCCATGTCGCCGAACGCGACGCCGATACGGCGCTGGCGCGCACGCTCGGGATCGCGATCGTGGGTGTCGACCCGGCCCATCGGGTCCTCCTTCTCGTTGCGGTGGGTAGGTGGGTAGGTGCGCGGCCGGTCGATTTCGGGTGTGAGGGGGCACCCGGCGGTCCGTCGATCGGTCACGCAGCCCCGGGGCGGCATCGGCGCGCGCCGCCCCGGGGAAGTCAGGTGAGTTGTCGTCGCTTCATTCGGGCGGCGCTGCGCTTGCTCAGGCCGGCGGCCGATGGCGCGGCGGTGCGGGTGGCGGTGTGGCCGGTGGCCGGCCGATCGGTGGGGCGCTCGGCCCGCTCGGCCCGCTCGGCGAGCTCGCGCTCGGCGGCGGCGCGCATGAGGTCGACGACCTTGACCATGTCGCTTCGCGTCATGCGCCAGGATCGGCCCGCGAGGACGGCGGTCAGTTCGCCCGAGGCGATTCGGCGATACAGCCAGTCGGGCGACGGCGCGCCCGTCAAGGCGCATACCTCGTCAAGAGCGAATGTCTCGAATTCCTCTGCGGCAGACATGCTTAGGCACCGCCTTGGCTAACTTCGGACGCCTCGGCGTCGTCGCTGTGGGCGGCCATGTAGTCGATGGCCGCTCGGATGTCGTCAGCGGCGAACGTCCACTTGCGGGCGGATCTACGGGCGGGCACCGCGCGCGACCTCACGCGCTTGAGCAGCCAGTCCTCAGTGACATGTAGACGCTCGGCCACCTCGGCCAGCGTGTACAGCCGCAGGTCATCGCCCGAGGTTCCCGCCGTTTCGCTCGCGATCGCATCGACCAGGTCGTTGATCCGGGTGCCGAGCACCGAAGCGATGCGCGACAACTCAGCCACGGTGAACGGCGAATTTCCCTGGATGCGGCGCTGCCAGGTCTTGCGAGCGATGCGCGCACTCCGCGCGACGGACGCCTCGGTGCGGTCCGCCGTGGCGACGGCGTGGCGCACGACGGTCGCGGCGGCGAGACTTGAAGTGACCATATTGACCACAATAGGGCCAACTTTGGCACCTGGCAAGCCATAGTGTGCCCATTAGGTGACCGATCGGACACCATTCGGGCACCCCTCGGCAACCTTTCGCACAATAGGCAGTCGCAACATGGCTACTTGCCCATTGGTCAGATTTGGCCCTTAAATGGACCTCATGGACACAGCAGGAGCCGACTCTGGCCGCCGGGACGACCAGACCGACCCTATGGACGAGGCCGCCGCCTTACTCGATCGCCAGCTCGGCGAGGCGGTGCGGATCCTGCGTGTGACCCACCGCGAGCGGTGGTCACAGGAGGAACTCGGCAAGCGCTCACGCCTGAGTAAGCGCACGATGGGCCGCATCGAAAAGGGCCAGGCGACGATGACCGTCACGCAGATGCATCACATCGCCACCGCGCTCGGCGTCACCATGGGCGAGCTCTTAGAAGTGGCCCAGGGCGTCGAGCTGTAGAGGCAGCACGTCGAGCACCGCGACCGGATCATGCCCGCGCGACTGCACTTCTAGGATGAATCGCGCCGCCCGCATGTTCGCTGCGTTCGCGATCAAGTCGCCCAGCTCACCCGTATTTCGCCGTACCCCGCGTTGCCCCATGTGCCACACCCTCGATCGTTCGTCGATCCACCGGTCGTAAGCCCCCAACTTTGCTTACTCGAACATACGTTCGATACTACTGGGCGTCAGAACTTCGGCATCCGAGACGGAATCCCTCGCCCGAGTCGCAAGACCAATGGGTAACGTCAGCGTAGCTAGAACCATCGAGGCCGGTACGTCGGTTTCGAGAGGAAACATAATCGTTACCATCCGGCAGGGCCTCGGCGACGTGTCGGGGCGTGTCCGGCACGCCCCCGACACCAGGGTTTATCCGACTCGACGGGGCCGATGTACGCCGAGCGTTTGCGCCGTTGCAGCACGGGCGATTTCAGCATCGGCGACGGCCGCCACCGCAGCGACCTCGCGGTCGTACTCCTGCCGCATCCGCGCCGTTCTCTCCACCGCCTCGGTCCGCACCTCGGCGGCCTCCTCGCGCGCCAGATCACGCAGCGCCAGCGCCGCGTCACGCTCACGCCGTGCCGCGTGCGCCTCGCGCTCGGCACCATGGCGGGCCCGCTCGGCCTCGGCGACGAGCGCCCGGGCTCGCTCGAGATCAGCGGCCAGGCGTTCGATCTCGGTCGGCTCGACCTCGCGCTCGACCGCGCTGGCGTACCGCTTCGCGGCGCGGTGTGCGCGCACCGGATTGTGCTCAGGGTCCGCGCAGTACGCGGGCGGGCGGCCGGGCCCGGCGCGCGACGGGATCGGTACGCCACACACCGAGTCGTGCCCGGTCGGAAAACGGCAGTGGCCTGCACTGAATTTCATTTCATTGCACCTGTCATGAAATGAAACGTCCAGCTACGCAGCGACATCGGCCGGGTCCCCCGCCTCGTGCAGCGCGACGTGCTCGACCGCAACCGCGTAGTCGGTGAACAGCCTCGAGTGCACCACGCCGTCGGCGTCCATCCACACGGCCTTGAATCCTTCGCCGGTGCGGTCGATCTCGCCGAGCAGTCCGGCCCGGACGAGGCGGCGGCGCGTCGCCATCTCCAAATCCACGACGGTGTGCCGCAGTGACGGCAGGCGACCGCCGACGCGCTCGGCCGCGGCGAGGCTGGCCCGGTTGTCGATGTGCCCGTACTTCTTGTCGGTGGTCGTGACGGACTCGTGCCCGGCGTCGCGCGAGACCACCCATATCGGCACGCCGTCCTGCAGACGCCACGAAATCCCCGTATGGCGAGCCAGATACGGGGTCACCCACTTGCCGAGCAACGAGTCGACGACGCCGCGGCCGATGCGGTCGAGCAGTTGCGCGGGCGTCTCGCCCTCCCAGTGCGCCATCCGGCCGAACAGGTCGCGGCCGGGTCGCTGGTCGTCGGCCAGTGCGTCGAGGCGGCGCATGGCGGGCATCCACACCTGCCGATAGAACCCGGTCACCGTGAAGGCCGTCCCGGCACCGGTGGCGAACAGCAGCTCGTCGCGCGGGCGCTCGAGGTCCAGGCGTGCGATCGTCTCGAGCGGGACATACGTCACGCGCACGCCGCGTGAGGATTTCGGCGCACCGAGAACCCGGCGGCCGTCGGCGTACTTCCACGCCTTGTCGATCGAGACGGCGCCGGTCTCGCGGTCGATGTCGCCCACGGTGAGCGCGAACACTTCGCCCGGACGGCACATGCTCATGACCATGAACTCGAGCATCGGCCGGTACTTGGGCAGCAGCAGCGCCTCGAACAGCTCGTACTCGGCGGAGGTGAAGAACTCCCTGCGGCGGCCGTGAACGCGCGGCAGGCGCGTGTGTGCGCACGGATTCGACGGCACCAGAGGTTCGGGCCGGTGCCGCGTGGCGGCGGCCATCGCCTCGCTGACGAACCCGTGCTTGTTGCGCACGGTTTTCGGTGAGTTGCCAGGAGCGCGGCCGGGGCGGTGGCAGACCTCGGTGGCGAGGTACAGCACCCATGCCGCATCGAGATCCTCGGTGTACGCACCGATTGGCAGGTCGCCGAAGAACGGTGCCACGTCGAGGTCGATGTAGCGGTGATACCGCGCCCGGGTGGCGTCCTCGACGCCCTGGAGCCGATCGGCGTAACGGCGTAGCCAATCGGCGACCGTGATCGTCGGCGAGGCCTCGACGCCGAGCTGCGCGAGCAGGATCGCCTCGGCGCGCTCGGGGCCCACACGGTCGAGCAGGCCAGCCCAGCGCGCGGCGGCGACCTCGTCGTCGAACACCTGCGAGGTAGCGACCGGACGACCGGCGCGGGTAATGGTGTAGCGCACCTGCCATGCCACCGTGCCGTCCTTGCGTGGACGGGGGCGGGGGGTGTGCGTGCGCTTCTTGGGGGTGGCGGCAGACATCGCGAATCCTCGATGGGTCGTGCGCCGAAATCCCCTCAGATCACGGTGAACCGCTGAACCGTGTCCACTTTCGTGGACACGGTTCGTGGACGCGAGCCTGTCAAGATCACGGAAACGTGTCCTGACCTGCGTCGAAAAGAGTGGAGCCTAGGGGAATCGAACCCCTGGGGTGCACCCTCACTACCTGCGGTAATGGGGCGCTGCACTGCTCTGTCCTGCGGTAATTCGGGATTCATCGGGATTCGGCCGGGCGTGGTCGGGATTCAGCATAGGGCGGTTCGTGGACGGCGTCCACGAAACCGATTGCGTCCCACGGGCGTACCCTGACAAAGAAAGACCCCCGCAGCGGGTGCCACCGCCCGGGGGTGCGGACTCCTACATCGGAGGAATCGTGTCCAATCATACGCAGCATCGGGACCTCGCCGACCGCGTCACCTCGATCCGCAAGCGTCGGCGGCTCACACAGGAAGAACTCGCCACGCGGTCCCGCCTGTCGCCGTCCTACGTATCCAAGCTCGAGGGCCGTGACCCGTCGTGCAGAAACCCGCGACTCGCCACGCTACGGCGCCTCGCCGAGGCACTCGGCGTGACCACGAGCGTGCTACAGGGCAACGACCCCGGCGACGCCGATACAGCCGACGCTCCGACCCTGGACTTGTGGGGGCCGGTGCGCCACGCACTCGCCGCACCGCCGGCACCCGCCGAGGGGGAGCAACCGACCGCGGCCGAGGTGCGCACCGAGCTGCGGCGATTGCAGCGACTCATGGCCGCACACCAGTATGCCGAGATGGCCGCCGCCGCGCCCGCGCTGCTGCGCGATTCGGCCGCCGCCGACGACCGCGCGCTCCGCTCCTCAGCCTTGGCGATGGTCGGCTGGTTGCTCGTCCAGAATCGGCAGTGGGCCGACGCCGCGATCGTTCTGGATCAGGCGGTCGACGCGGCCGACGACGAGGTGCTCGCCGCCGGTGCGATCAATACCCGTGTGTGGTCTGAGATTCGGCAAGGCAACCTCGGCGATGCTCGCGCGCTCGCCACCACATGGGCCGATCGGATCGAGCCCCGATTCTCACGGGCGACCATGTCCGGGCTCGCCGTATGGGGGCAGCTATGGCTGTACATTGCCGCGATCGCGGTCCGCGACAATCGTGAACACGAGCGCGATGACGCATTGGGGCTGGCACGCGCGGCAGCCGCCCGGATCGGGCGCGAATTCCTCCCGGAAGCCGCGACGACGCGGGTGTTCGGACCGACCACGGTCGAGTACATCGCGGCCGAGACCGCGGCAATGTCCGAGCAGCCCGCGCTCGCGCTCGCACTCGCGGAACGGACCCCGCCTGCACTGTTGCTGCCAACCGCGGCCGGACGGCTACGGCACCGCCTCGATATGGCGTCCGCGCACGCCCAGCTCGGCCAATGGTCCGAGGCGACAGGTGAACTCGCATCCGTCGCAGCGATGGCGCCCGAATGGATCGCACAGCAACGCTATGCCCGCGACGTCGTCGGCGTGATGGTGGGGCGGCGGCGGACGCTCACCGATGAGATGCGCAAGCTCGCCGAACTGGTGCGGCTCGAACCCTGATACAGAACTGACAGTTTCGGGCGACACATATCGAAACTGTCAGTGCGGTAATGCCCCCCACCGCGCGATTCTGAGATCGGCCCCGACGCCGGGTCGCTCTCCCTCATCAGCCCCGGCGTCGGGCGCCTACCAAATCATCCGACGCCCCTGGGGGGTGGCACATGTCCGTATCCGAAAACCGTGCACTGATCGTCGGCGATGACGACCTGCTCGACCGCGCCAATCTGCCACTCGCGTGGCCGCACGAGGCGCCCGAGCGACCGTTCACCACTGAGGCCGCGCACTACGCCATGCAACGGCACGCCTCGTGCCTGATCGACTCCTGCGCCCGTAAGCGCGCGGCGCACGAGACGCTCGTCGCGGCCGGTCACGTCGTACCGGACCCGCGCAACTCCCGAGGCCTCGCATGATCTGGGCCATCATGGCTTTCGCCGCAACGCTCGCGGTAACGGTCGGTGTCATGGTGTACATGCTCTGCGCGCCGGTCGACGATCGGCCGTCAGTGGCGGACATCGAGGCGCGGCTCGCCGGTGAGCGCCAGTCTCGGGCGCGCGGTGCGCACCTCGTCGATGTCGGCCGGATCCAGCCGCGCCACCGGCTGGCCCGATGATGCAGGGCATCGGCGAACTCGACCACGTCGACGAGGATCAGGGCGACGAGCCCGCGGCATGGATGCAGCGGGACGATGGCTCTTGGTGCGCCGTCGATGAGTATGGCGTCGTCCACGCGCTGGAAGGCCCAGACCTCGACGAACTCGACGACGGCACGCGGATGGTGCTCTATCCGGTCGTCACGGTCGACGTGGCGCCGACGTCGGTAGTCGACACCGAGGTCGAGCGGTGACGGCCGCCGAGCCGCTACGGGCGGCGCTGGCGGTGATCCGACGCGACATTTCCGGCAGCCGCCTCGGTGCCGACCGGCGCGCCGTCGAGCGGTACGCCGCCACGGCCGGCCTCGAGCTGGCCCGCATCCTCGAAATCCCCGTAACCGCGCTCGACGCCACCCGGCGAATCCTCGTCGGCGCGCGTGAGGCGGATGTCGAGGTGATCGTCGCGCCCACGCTGGCCCACGTAGATCGGGCCCGGCGCGAGATCACCGCGCACCGAGAACTGCGCGTCGCCGATACCGAGGCGGTCTGACCGCACGGGTATCGATGGCCGCGCCAGATCATGCCCAAGGAGGTGACAACGAAAGTGGCGGACTTGACCGGACCCGGGCCTGATGGCAACGCGGGCGACCTCTGGAATGAGGATCCCCGCGAGGACAAGGGCGGCGACTAACCGGCCCCGCGCGCAACGAACCGCCCCCGCCGACCACAAGGTCAGCGGGGGCGGCTCTGCGCTTGTACCGTCGCCGAGATGAGAATTGCTCTGCCCATCGCAGCACTGTGCGCCGCCGTACTCGCCGGTTGCGCAACCGATTCCGACACGACCGCTACGCCGAGCGCATCGAGCGAGGCCGTCGTCGCCTCGCCGTCGTCGAGTGCGGCAGAATCCGCCACCGCGGCGAACACAGCCCCGACGCCGGCCTCGGCGGTGCGCGGACAGGCCTGCCGCGACATCCTGCCGCTACTCGATCAACTGCGCGCCATCGACCCAGCGACGGCCACCTCGACCGCCGAGACGACGATCGACAATTTGCCTGCCACGCCGGAGTGGCCATCGCTGAGCGAGGCGGATCGAGCGGCAACCATCGCCGGAATTCGTGATGCCGCGGCGGGATCCTGTCGGTAGACTCCCGCCAGCGCGGGTTAGCTCAGCCAGGGAGAGTTCGGGAAAGGTGCACCGGTACCCGGACATCGAGAGCACCTCGGGGACCGGGGAGGTCGCCGGTTCAAATCCGGTGCCCGCGCCCAGAACGCACGACAACAGCGCCCCCGATCTCGGTGTGAGAATCGGGGGCGCTGTCGCATCGGGCGGGCGTTACGGCGCTGCGGGCGGCGACCAGTCAGACCACCGCACCGTCACCTCGGTCACTTCGTCGAGCACGCCGACGTTGCGGAACTGCGCGAGCACGGCATCGGCGAGCCGCTGACGCATCCCCGTGGAGTCCGGGATGTCGGCGACGGTGAGCGGCTCGAGCGCGGCGAACTGATAGATCGATCCGCCCGGATCGGTCGCGAAATCGCCGGTGCCGGCGTCGTAGAGGTAGCCCGCGGCGAGCGCGCCGGCCACGGCCGGATAGGCGGTGTCGACCTGTTGCAGCAGCATCGGGCCGATGTAGAGGTGATCGAGTGCCATGGTGGTGCCTTCCTGTTGTCGGTCAGCCGTCCCGACCGATCCAGTCGTCGAGCGCCCACCCATAGGTGTAGGTCGACGAGAACGAGCGATTCGACCGCGGCGCGATGCCCACATGCCGGTGACTCGAATCGATGGGGATCACGCCGCCTGTGTCGGTCCAGGACGCCACCTCGACACCGTTCGCGTAGACGGTATAGGTGGCGTCGTCGGCGACGAGTTCGATGAATGCCCCGGTGGCGATGCTCAGGCCGGTCTGGTTGTGCCGCGAGGTGCTCGTGCCGCCGCTGCCGCCGGTCTTGGTGTAGAACGTCACCTGGTCGGGCGTGACGACAGCCTCGACGCGGTCGCCGCCGCTTGTGCCGCGGACCCACAATCCGACACCGAGGTTGAGGTTCGCACTCCCCGTCGGCGCGACCAGGGTCGCGCACGAGCGGTGAGTGTCGGACGTGACCGCGGTCGCGTATCGGGCTACGTATGCCGACGTCGTGTTGACGGTGCCGCCGGTACCGGCCTGCGCCTTCTCACTGCCGGTAATGACCGGGGTCAGTGAGCCGACGACAGCCCATCCGGCACCGAGACTCGCCCGGTTGAAATTGTCGGTGTGGGTGACGCCCATCTCGATCTCGGCCTCGGGCATGGTGGCGGTCGCCTCCATCGGCGAGGCCTCGACCGTCACGCCGACCGCGATGTCCGGCGGCGGCATCGAGGCCACGGCCTCGGCCGCCTCGGCCAGCACGGTCACGCCCGTAACCACACTCGCCGCAGGCATGACGGCGGTCGCCTCCATCGGCGAGGCCTCGACGACTGTCTCGCCGACCGAGGCCGGCGGCATGACGGCGGTCGCCTCCATCGGCGAGGCTTCGACCGTCACGCCGACCGAGAGTGTCGGCCCCGGCATGACGACCTCGGCAGCGGCCGAGGATGCTGCCACCGTCGCACCCGCGCGAATCTCGGCGGGTGGCATCGTGGCCGCGGCGGCCATCGGCGACACCGACGGCTCCACGCCGACGACGAGCACCGGGTCCGGCATCGACCCGGTGGCGCGCATCGGCGCCGCGGGGATCGTGACGGGCGTCGTGCCGTCCCAGATCACCCGATTTCCGAGAGTTACGCGCAGTGCGCCGCGGGCGCCGAGGGTGACATCGACGGGCGCGGCGCCGCGCCGGTATAGCGGCATATCAGGCCAGCGACGCCAGGCGCAACAGACCAATGCCGCCGATCTGCACGCGAAACGGCCCGTTGTCCGGCGACTTGACCGCCTCGAAATCCACGATGCCGACCAGCGGTCGAGTCGCGGCCGTGCCCGCGTTCACGTCGGTGACCACACACCATCGCGCATCGAACGTGGCTGGATCCCACAGCGGATCGTCGCAGTCGACCCAGGCCGAATCGGTCGCGGCGTCATAGGCAAGCACCTTGTTCGCCAGCAGGATCCCGCCGACGATGTACCCACCAGCGGTCGACAGTTCGCCGGTGAGGTCCGACTGATACCGGTGGGTGTCGTAGTTCGGCGTGTAGGTGGCGTCGTGCAGCGTTGCCCGCCACGCATGGGCGACGCTGATCTCGCCATTCAGCAGGGACTGCAGGGCGCGCGGGTACGGGCGTGCGGGGGCCATCTGATGCTCCGATCACTCGTCGTCGGGAAAGACGATGTAGAGGGTGGACGGGTCGAGTTCGTCGATGTGGGCGTTGTGCCAGGACAGCGTCACGTCCTCGACGGCGTAGACGCGGCCGCGGTTGCGGACCCACGCCGTGCCGCCGGGCGGCGGTGGTGGCAGGCCGTTGAGCAGCAGCGGCAGCAGCGGGCCATCGACGTCGGGCACCTCGATGTCGTAACTGCGGGGGCCGAGCTGCACGCGAGCCGGGCCCGGCTCGAGTTGCACAGTGAGCACGCCGCTGACCGGCTTCGCCGATACCCTGCGGGTGCTGATCATGGTGACGCCGTCCTCGGCTGCACGCGGATGCTCGTGCTGCGAGAACCAGATCACCGAGTCGTCGTCGACTCCCGCGATATCGCGGATGTCCTGCGTGATCGTCACTGGCACGGCAACCTCCTAGGACAGCGCGTAGTACGGGCAGATGCCCGGGTTGAACGTGATCGACGAGTAGGCGATCGTCGATGGCAGCGAAGTCGCCGACGCCGCGTAGCCGTACAGCGCGGCCGGGCGCTGACCGGGTGGTGCCACCATCGGCCACAGCCGGTGCGCGAGCAGCGACTTGCATTGCTGCACAGCGTTGGTGACCTGCAGCGTCGCCACGGCCCATATCTCGGACTTGAGTGCATCGACCGAAGCAGGCAAGGCGAACGTGTACTCGCGGTTCGTGCTGGCCACCGAGGCCTTGATATCGCCGGTGGCGGCCATGAGCGACAGCGATCCGTCGTCCTCCATGAGGTAGGCGCCGGCGTACATCGCCTGGATGCCGAGCGCGGTCACGCTGTTGCCGGTACCGAACGTGACCTGCGAATACCCGCGGTCCTTACTGACTTCGAGGAATCCCAACTCGATGGTGTTCGCGCCACCGCCCGCGGGCTGGTAATCCGGCGGATCATCGAACGTGATCGAGTGCGAGTGCGAAGTGTCACCCGAGCCGCCCGAGCCGGTGCGGTCGGCGGTCGGCGACAGCAGAATTCGCGGGAAAGTGGCGTCCGCGTCGCGGGTGAAGGTCTTCCACAACCCGCCACCATTCGGGATCACGTTGCCGTCGGTGGCGGCGATATCGCGCTGCGCCCTGGTCGCCGATCCGGTCGGCCCGACGATCGGCGCCTTGGACTTCTGGTAGATCGAGGCCTCGGTCTCGTTCTGCCACTCCAAGAACGCGCCGGGCCGGGTCGGATTCTTCGCGCCTGATGGATTCGCGCCGTCAGGCTGCGTCATCGGCCCTCACCTCCGGCGCTCACGCTGCAGACGGAACAGCGTCAGCAGCAGATCACCGACCGCGAGCGCGACGAACAGCAGCAGCAGCGGCCGGATCACGCCGCGGCCGGGATAGCTGTAGTCGGTCAGGATCGTTACGAGGCCCTGCGTGCAGATCAGTGACATGCACAGCATGAGCCGCATGACGCCGCGCCCGGCCGCCGTGGATTGCCAGGCCGAGCGGATGCCGTAGGCGAGGACGAACGTCCAGCCGAGACCGGCAACGGCGGCCAGGAATATCGTCGCGGACGTCTCCCGATCCGGGATCACGACGAACGCGACAAGTCCCGCCAGCGCCAGCGCGCACAGGAACGTGCGGTTCCATCGAGTGTTCATGTACCTCTCCGTAGCTCGATCGCCGCCTCGATGGACTCACCGAAGTGATTGCGGCGTATCGCGTGATTGATGACCTCGGCGATGTGGTCGACCACCGGCCGCCGGCCGCGCACCTCGGCGAGCTCGCTCTCGGCGCGTTGGGCGTCCTCGCGCGCCTGCCTCGTCTGCGCCGATTCCCGCTTACTCTTCGCTCGGAACCGCATGGGTCTCCCTCGGAGTCGGGGCGACGGCTTGAAGTAGCGCGGCCGAGAGCCGGGCTGTGCCGAGAAGCTCGCTGTTCTGCGACACCAGCTCTGACTTGACCGCTTGCTGCGCGTCGATGTGCCGCTCGAGATAGGCATTGCGCTGGTCGCGATCAGCGAGCAGACGCTCGACGGTCGCGCGCGGGACGAGGCGACCGGTGACGACGAGGCCCATGACGATCAGGGCCAGGCCCACAGTGCTGACCTGGTCCCACGACACTGTGGTCAGGTCTGCGATCACTCTCCGCCGCCGGATGCCGATAGCCATGGGACGTAACGGGCGATGAGGATATCGACGGCCGGTATCGCCATGACGCGCGTGATCGCGGCCGAGACGCCGAGCGCGACACCGACGCCGGTAGCCGTTTCCGGCAGGCCGCTCGCGGTCACGATCATCGGCATGGCCGCAGCGACGCCGACGGTCACCTGGAACCCCGTACGCACCACAGCTCGCCACGGGTGCCGGACCTGCGTCGGCGCATCGGCCGAGCGGCGGCCCATCACTCCACGTCCCTGGGCGGGTTGCCGCCGACTTCGGCGACCGCCGCCGCGATCCTGGCGGGCAGTTCGTCGAGGGTTTGCTGCAGCTTGTCGAGCTTGGCCGGCAGTTCGATGGTTACCTCGTGCACGCGGCCGTCGACGTTGAGCAACATGCCCGCGAGGGTGTCGACCAGCTTCTTCGGATCCTCGGCGTGAGCCGACCGCGACGGGTATAGCTGGGTCAGCTCGCGGTGCACGTCGGCGAGCTGCTTGGCCTGGTCGGGTGTCATGTCATCTCCAATCGGGAGGATGGCGGCGCCGAGGGATCGGCACCGGTTCCAGCGAGTGACGCGGTCGGCAAGTCCATTCAGGCCGCCGTTGACGGCGCGCGTGGCGCCCTCGATGTCGCCGCGGTCGGCGAAGCCGTTCATGTCCCGAGCGGCAGTCCAGTACCAGGTGACGCCCATGAAGCCGTAGCGGTCGGACTCGAGCGCCTCGGGGTGGTCGACGAAGAAAGTCGGCGTCGGGACCAGGCCGCGCCCGTGCGCCCACTGCGACAGCCGCGTGTAGTTGTGACGGCCGGTGATCTGGATCGGACCGCGCCCAGCGAACCGCACGCCGTCACCGGTCACGGTGTTGCCGAGGTCGCGGCGGCCCTCGTAGGCCGAGCCGCTAGCGATCTCGCGCATGTACTTCAATCCGGCCGATTCATGCCCGACCTGCGCGAGCCACATCGCTGCCCGGTTGACGGTGATACAGCCCGCAGCGAGCAGAGATTCGACCACCGCGGGGAACAGCTGCCGGTACCGGTCGAGCGCGACAGTCCGCCCCATGGCCTCGGCCAGCACCTCGGGGGTCAGGCCGACCACTGTCTCGTCGTCTCGTGTTGCTGGGTCGCGGGCAGTGGCGAGCCACGGCAGCGGATCCAGACGGCCCGGCCCTGGCGGACGCCAGATGTCACGGTGCACCTCGAAGTGCAAATGCGCGGCCACGCCCCCGTTGGTGCGCTGGTCGCCGTTGATACGGGCGATGCGCTGCCCCGCCTCGACCTCCTGGCCGACACGCACTTCGGGGATGACGTGCCCGTAAACGGTAGTACCCGAGCCGGCTTCGGTCGGGTGGTCGATCACCACCCACTGCCCGAACCCTGACGCGGGCCCGGCGTAGGTGACGGTGCCAGCCTGGGCGGCGTAGACCGGCATCCCCGCCGACCCGCCGTCGCGGCCGAAGTCGGTGCCCCAGTGGAATCCACCAGACCGGTCGCCGAATCCGCTCGTAACGACGTGGCCGCTGCCGAGCGGCCAGTATCGCTCGATTGCCATCATGTCCCCTTCCCGAATTGCGCACGCCGCTTGAGGATTCCGGCGCGCTTGCTCGTCTCGGCCTCCAATGCGAACACGCGATCCACCTCGGCAGGGCTCGCGGTGCGCAGATGCGCGAGGACCTCGGTGACGGTGTGCTCGGTCGGGTCGAATCGGGTCACCTTGGTCACGTAGCCGCGCTCGACCTCGGGTGGCCGGGCCGCGGCGGCGACCGCTTCGCGCTCGTCGAACTGGCGTTTCAGCTCGGCTTGCATCACGCCCGACAGCGCGTTGATGTCGACCTCGGTGGTCCAGTCCTCGGGTGGCGGCTCGTCGCGCCAATCGCCCGCGGCGAATGTCGGGTTGATTTCGCCGGCCTTGGGTGGCCAGTAGAACTCGGTCTGCGGGGCGACCCGGCGAGCGCCGCCATTCCACAGCCGCTCGGACCACTGTTTGAGTCCGGCGACCGGGACGGCCATCGACGCGCCGCGCATACCGGGCAGGCCGACGAGGAACGGCAGGAACGCCTCGGACGGGCAGTTCACATTGCAGTTGGCGACGGTCGGGAAGGTATCGACCGGCAGCCATGGCGAGTGATCGAGGCCGCACTCGATGTGGCACCACTCGCAGGGGCAGCGCCGGGTGCCGCAGACCTTGCACGCTCGGCGCCGCGGTGGGGGTCGGCCGGCGCCGGGCGCTTGCGGCGGGGCGGGCTCGAACTCGTCGCTCACAGGATCGGCCTGATCGCGTGCAGCGGGGCGGCCATCACACGGCCCCGGTATCGGACCGGGACCTGTGTGGCCTCGTCGATGTCGTCCTCGCATTCGTCGAACTGCGCGACCTCACCGACGAGGGTCCGCGCCGCGGCGGCGACGGGCGGCGGGACGGCCGAGCGGAGCTCGGCGTACGGCTGGCACGGGCCGGACCGGTTCGGCGGGATGTGGAAGTAGACGAGCTGCGACATGCGGCCCTCCAATCTTGCTGGCGTGGTTGAGGTCAGCCGAATACGCCGAGGTCATGCATGGCGGCGAACACCGACTCGAGTTTCTCGATTGCCCGGACGGCGGGGTCCTTGTCGTCGGCGTTGTCGCCGATGACCGGGATCCACGACAGCGGCTCGGTATCGCTGTAGCGCAGGCGAACCGACTTGATCCGGTCGACATGGATGCGGCCCGAGCGGTCGTCGAGCATTCCGAATCCGACGCGGTCGCCGACCCAGCAGTGCCCCTTGCCCTGGTCGCCGAAGGTCCACGGTGCGCCGTCGGCGACGTCGACCTCGACAGCGAATTTCGTCCTCGTCGCCCAGAATCCAGCGCGCAGGACGAGCAGTGATTCGATGGTGAACGCGCGGTCGGCGCCGTCCTGGAAGTACTCGAAATATCCGGCCCAGCCGTCGTTCGACGATCGCTCGATGCTCTTGACGTTCATCCAGGCGAGGACGGTGTCGGTGTAGAGCGGGGCGAGCAAGGTGTCGATGGTGCCACCCACCGCGGGCACGAATAATGCGGCGCTGAGCAGGTCAAATGCTAGCTGCACGGCCGCCGATATGGCCTCGTTTACGCCGTACATCGAGTGGCCGCCGACGACGACCTGCTGCCCCTTGGACGGCCACCGTTTGTGCTTGCTCGACTGGATTCCGGTCTCGGTGCCCTCGAGCCACACCACGTACGGCGTGGTCTTGGCGGTCGAGAAGAATCCGGGGATCTTGTAGGTCGGCTCGTCGATGTCGGCGACTTCCTCGACGACGGGGTCGATGAATCCCCCGACGAGGTGCGCGAGCGTGCGAACGAGGCCGTCCCACAGGGTGCCGCCATTCGAGGTGCCCTGGTTGTAGTAACCGGATTTGTCGACGATGTCGATCACGAGCGCGCCGGGGCGCAGCGTCATGCCCGGAATCGGCTGTTCGTCGCCGAGGTCGGGCATGTAGCGCCGCCACACGACCGAGAGTTCGGCGTCGGCGAGGATCGGCTTGGCGGCGTCGTGCCAGTTCTTGAACCGGCTCGTGAACAGCGCCCAGAGGATGCCGTCAGCGAGGTCGTCCATGAAGCTGTGGGGCTTGACGACCACCGACCACTGCGACACATGGGCGGGCACCCACGAGGCCGGATTCAGCGGGTCGTCGGGCAGGTTCCACCAGTTCTGTTGCTCGCGCATGACCTGGAGGTGCAGGGCCGTCAGGAGGCACCAGCGCGCACCGCCCGCGAGCGTGAAAACGCGCGGAAATTGCAGAGCGCTCGGGAGCGCCGCGTTTGACCAGACGGTGTACCACTTGACCGTCTCGTAGTCCGAAAGCCATTCTACGACAAGGACTTTCGATCCATCCTCGCGCTTTTCGGAGGAGCAGGAATTGAGGCGGCCGGACCATCGGCCGCCGGTTCTGCACTCGACGACGATGTGCACGACGCGCTTCTCGCCGCGCTGGATGCGGCCCCACTCGTCCCACATCCATTGCGCGAGGTAGTGATCCCATGGCAGCTCGGTGATCCCGGCGCCGGTGTCGTTGTCGACCCACTCGAAATCGCCGAGATACTGCGCGTCGAGCCAGCCCTGCGGGCGGTGCTCGCCGTCGTAGACGATGACCTCGGGCGGCTCGAGTCGTGCTGCCGAGCGTTGCCGCTCGCGCTCCTCGGTGACCTGCCAGATGGCCTCGCACTCGGCGAGCAGGTCTGCCGACATCACCGCCATGTCAGAACATCTCCAATCCCCACGGCCGCGACCACAGCCACGGTTGACGGAAGAGGATCCCGAACTTCGGCGAGGTGACGTTCGACGCTGCGACCGGCAGCGCGGTCCACGGCGTGTACGGCGGGATCACGTGCAGCAGACGGTTACCGCCCATGAGGCCGGTGACGTTGGTGTCGGTGAAGTCCTCGAACGGGATGCGCAGGCGGTCGACATGCGCGCGCAGTCCGTGACCGTTCACGGCGCCGATCGGCGTGGTGACGAGCATTCGCTCGGAGTGGTCCTGTTTGCTGCGGAAGTCGATGCCCGGCACTCGCGCGCCCTTCGGGCCGGTCCACGAGAGGTCGGGGATGTGCGCGCGCCCGTCGCCGGTGACGATGACCGTGTGTGCCATCGGCCGGTCGGTCGGGTTGCACACCCACACTTCGCCCGATCCCGATGAGGCGCCCTCGAGTTCCCATCCGGCCGGGTGCTCCTCGTCGCCGAGCCAGTCGTCCTGGTACCACATGGGCTGTGGCGCGACGAGGGTCACGGGCAGCAGTGAGTGTCCGTAGTCCCATGGATCGGTGTCCATCGCCATGATCGGCGACTCGAGCAGCAGCACGTCGAGCCAGCGCGTTTTGCTGCGCTGCGTGGTGATCGCCAGCCGCGCGGGTTTCGCGCCGGGGTCCCACGGGTCGAGTTCGTAGTCCAGCGCCATGCGCAGCGCCGAGTCGATCTCGGCCCACATGTCGGGATCGTCGTGGTAGGCGCCGAGGCCGAGCATGACCTCGCGATACGGCCGGTCGACCTTGGTCGGTTTGCCGCCGATCTCGAATGCGCCGCGCTTCATCGCGACCTTGACCGGAGCGTCGTAGAGGCCCTGCGGATTCGTGCCGAGCACGACGCCCTGCTCGCCCGCGTCCGGGCCCGATAGGCAGAAGTGTGAGCCGTCGCAGCCGTAGAGCTCGACGGTGACGTGTACGCCCATTCCCTACTTCCCCACCGTCTGGCGCTTCTGCTCGCGCGTCATCGCGCCCATGGCCTCGTAGACGTCGGCTACGACGATCGAGACGTTGGACACCGTCTTCTCGATGCCCTCGACGTAGCCGCCGATGCCCGGGATCGCCGACTTCTGGCCCTTGAGGAACTCGCCGCCGGCTCCCGCCATCGCGCCGCCGAACTTCTCGAATGCCGCGGCGATCGCAGCCGACTGGTCGAACGCGCCATCGGTGTTGTCCGCGGTCGTGCTCACGCCCGCCGAGTCCGACGATGTGGTCGTGCTCGCCGCCGCGGCGCTCGCGCTCGGCGCTGCGGCGGTGCCCGGCATCTCGTGCCAGTTGTCGAGCCACACCGGGACGGCGGTGCCCGACGGGCGCGAGGTGCTGCCCGCCGAGCTCGCGCCGCCGGTCGTGCCGACGCCCGCGCCTGCGCCGGATCGGCCGAGGCCGCCGGTGCCGGTGCCGCCCGCGGCGCCCCCGCTGCCGAGGTCGCCACTGTTGAGCGGGTTTCCGCCGAGCGGCCAGTGCCACTGTTTGGCGAAGTTCGACGGGTCCTGTGCGTCGGCGCCCACCTCGACGCCGTCGGTGCCGCTGGACTCGAACTTGAGATCGCCGATGCGGCCGGACATGTGCCCGGACGAGCCGCCGAGGCCGTTGGTGCCGATCGTGAGATCGTTCGCGCCACCGGGGCCGGGCTGCCAGCCGAGGCCGGCGAAATCGCTGCCCGTGGTGAAGTAGCGGTTACGCGGGCTCTTGCCGGTCGCTTTGGCCCATGCGCCGCCCGCGATGCCCGAGCAGTCCCACGACGGATTGCCCGTGCCGCCCCATTGGTACGGCTTGCCAGCCTCGCCGCGCAGCCAGTTCTGCGTGTCGACCAGGCCGCCGGTGGCGAACTTCGGCAGGCCGTTGACCATGAGGTCGAGCAGCCAGGGCGGCGGGGTCCAGCCGGAGTTGATCGCCTCGAGTAGCGGCAGCGTCTTGCCGGTCGCCAGCGCGTTCACGACGAACTCGCGGTTCGACAGGCGCGCAACGATCGAATCCGATGTGCCCGTGCCTGCCCCGCTCGCCAGGCCACCGCGGCGAAAGCCCTGCAGCTTGTCACCGAGCGCGACGGCGACCGCGGCGCCAGGAATGTCGATCGGACCGATCGACGTCGGCACCGCCGACAGCGCACGGCCGATCGCGTGCAGCGCCGGGCGCATGGCGTCGAGCACCTTGTCCCAGATGCTCGACATCACTCGGCCGGCGGCCTCGAAGGCCTCGCCCACCTTGCCGATGCCGCCCTTGATCAGGTCGAACACGCCCTTGGCGTAGTCCCACCACTTGCCGACGACGGACTTCACGCCGTCGAAAGCGGGGGTTACAGCGCTATTCCACCACCACGTGAAGGCGTCACCGAGCACGCCGACCGCGGTCTTTGCGGCATCGAATGCGGGGCCGACGATGTTGTTCCACCACCACGAGATGACGTCGCCGACCTTGCCGAAAATCGTCATCACGTTGTTGAAAATCGGCGAGACCAGATCGTTCCACCACCACGAGAAGATGGCACCGACGGCCGAGAATGCCGGGGAAACAATGCTGTTCCACCACCACGAGATGACGTCGCCGACAATCCCGAATGCGGTTTTCACGCCCTCGAATGCGGGCTGCACTATCCCGGTCCACCACTTGGCGATCAGCGAGCCGATTGCCGAGAATACGGGCTTGATCGCGGAATTCCACAGCCACATGGCTTTGTCGCCGATCCACTGGATAGCGACCAGGATCCAGTCCCACGCGACTTTCAGGAATTCCCACGTCGCCGATACGGCGGTCTTGATCGCGCCCCAGATTGCCTCCCACCACCGCTTGCCGACCTCGGTCTTGGTGAAGAACGCCCACAGCGCCACGCCGACCGCGGCGACAGCCATCACGATCAGGCCGATCGGACCGGTGGCGAACGCCATCGCGATGCCGAACGCGCGCGCTGCGACCGCGCCCGCGATGAGCGCGATGCGGTGGGCGGCGAGCGCGATCGTGTTGCCGGTCAGCGTCATGGCGCTGCGGCCGGTAGCCGCGGCGAACACACCCTGCGCGACCGCCCCGGCGAATGCCCCGGCATTCCATAGCAGCATGACCGCACCGGCAACTTTGAAGGCAGTCGCGGCCATCAGTAGATATGGCGCGAGCGGGGCCATGTGCGAGACGATGGTGGCCAGCGGCGGGGCGATCGCGGCCAGGGTCGACGCCCACGGCGTGAACGCCTCCACCAAGCTCGGGATCAGCGGGGCGAGCCGCTCCATGACCTGACTCAGGGCGGGCATGAGAATCTCGGCCATCCGAGCCAGTCCGGGCGTGGCTTCGGTGATGGCGGCGCCGACGGCGGAGAATCCGGGCCCGAGCGCCTTGGCCGAGATGCCGCCGAGGGTGCTGAAGAGATTGAACAGCGGGCCGACGACAGCGCCGATATTGGAGAACGTCTGCTGCATCCGGTCGAATGCCGCGGTGATCTGCTCGGCGGAGATGTTCCGCAGTTTGTCGCCGAGGCTCAGCAGCAGAGAATTCAGTCCACCGCCGGACCCGGAAACCGTGGTCGCCGCGGTCGCCGCGAATTGGCTCAGCCCGAGCGTGAATCCGCCGAGGCCGTTCTCGCCTGCGGAAAGCGCCGTGAAGAACGTGTTCGACGCCGCGGCCATCTGGTCGAACGCAGCCACCCCCGTCGGACCGGCCAGCGACTTGGACACCTCAGTGCCGATACGGCCGAAAACGCCAGCCAGGGCAGAGATTTTCGGCGACACGGTGTCGGCCAACGTGCCGATATTCGCGAACGCTGGAATCAGTGCGGACGAAAGGTCGTCGGTGACCGTACGTTTCAGATTGTCGAACGCGGTCAGCATCGGCGCCATACGCTCGCCGATCATCGCGTAGAACGGATCCACGGTCGAACCACCGGAGGCCGACTGGTTCTGCGCCTCGACGAGCGCCTGCGCCGCCTCGGTTGCGCGTTCCTGCGCCTCGACGATCGCCTCGTTGGCGTCAGCGACCCGCTCCTTGGCCGCCACGACTTGCTCGGCACCCTCGATGCCGGCGCGGTTGGCCTTGGCGGCCTTCTGCTCCTCTTCGCGGGATCGCTCCTGCGTCTCGATCAGCCTCAGCTCTGCGGCCTCGACCCGGTCGGCGGCCTCCTCTCGGTCGTCGGCACTGGCTTTCGGATCGCGCAGCGTTTCCGCGAGGGCCTCGCGTGCCTTACGGACCTCCCGGGCCGCCTCGCGTTCGTTGAGTCGGTTGTCCCGCAGCGCCCGATTGACGTCCTCGATCTGCTGCTGCGCGTCCTCGCGCGCCTGCGTGAGGTCCTCCTCGGCCTCGAGGGCGTCCTCCTTCGCGCGTACGACGCCCTTCTCGGCGTCGGCGAGACTCTTCGCCGCGCTCGCGACGGCCTTGGCCTGCGACGCGCCACCGTCACCGCTGGGTGGCGTCTCGAACGCCTTCTTCGCCTCGGACAGCCCGGACATTCCGACCTTGAGGGCGGCAACGGCGGGGCCGAGGATGCCCGCAGCAGCGCCAGCGGCGGCGCCAGCGGCAGCGCCGATCGTCGCGGCGAGACTGGCGAACGCGACGCCGAGGCCGGACACCACGCCGATCGCGATCGACGCACCTACGGTGATCTTGGCCAGCCCGCTCGCGAACGAGTTCATCGCCCCTGCGAGGCGCACGACGCCCTGCAGCACCAGGAATGCCGCAGTGACCTGTCCGACTTCTCGCGCGACACGACTGGCGATCGCGGCGATGAGGCGCAGCGCCCCAGCGAGCTTGGTGAGGCCTACCGAGGCAACTTGTTGCAGGGCGAGTGCCGAGACGAACGTCGCCGCCGAGAAACTCTTCACCATTCGAGCCGCGATCCCGAACCCGGTGGCGATCGTGCTCGCGTTCACCACGAACAGCGACAGGCCCCGAGTGGCAGCCTCGAATCCGCTGTTGATGACCCGCGCGCTGGTCTGCACTCCGCGCAACCCGGTAGTGAGTCCAGAGACGATCCGGCTGGCGATCGACCTGCCGGTCGACTCGTAGTCCTCCTCGCGCACACCGGCGTTGATCTCTCTACCAACCTCGCGACCAGCCGCGCGGCCATGGCCGGTCACCCCGCGCGCGACTCGCACACCGGCCGATCGTCCGGCGGCCTCGTAGTTCGCCGCGCCGACGCCCGAGGTGATTTCCCTGCCCGTGTCCCGACCGGCACGTTGGCCGGAATCGGCCAGTCCGCGCGCGACTCGCGCACCGGCCGATCGTCCGGCCGACTCGTAGTTCGCGGCCCCGACGCCCGAGGTGATGGCCTTGCCGGTGTCCCGGCCGGCCTTGTGCCCGGCGGTGGTCAGTCCGCGCGAGATCTTCGCACCGGCCGAGCGGCCGGTCGACTCGTAGTTCGCCGACCCGACACCCGAGGTGATGGCCTTGCCGGTGTCCCGGCCGGCTTTCTGTCCGGCGGCGGTCAGCGGCGCGGCGATCTGCCGCTCGATGCGGCCGGTGATCCCTCGAACGGTGGGGATCACCTGCAGAGTTGCGTACGCGGTGGCCATGGGTCACCCCCTCACTCGGCGTTGCCCATCAGGCGGTTGCGCTTGGCGAACCGGTCTTTGACCCGCTGCGTGGCGCGGCGGCGTGCGGCGGTGATCGCTTGTTTGGCGCGGGATTTCGGGCGGCCTGGGTGCGGTTGTCCGGCCAGTGCGCCCCAGATGTCGGCGAGGAGGTGCTCGACGGTTCCCCACCGCGGCACGCCGCCGTTCTCGTGCGCCACGATCGCGGCGCTGCCGGGCAGGTCGCAGATGAGGACCCAGATCTCACGGAGCGTGAGCAGCGGCGTCCCGGCGGCGTCGTAGCGCCACCGGTCGGAGTACCGGACATGGCAGAAGCGGCGCAGGTCCCGCTCGACCTTGTCCGGTATCTCCCGGAGCAGGCGGAGCAGGAGGATCAGTTTCCCAGTTCGTCGAATCCGCAGGCCTCGGCCCACTTCTCGAGCATGTCCCCGTACTCGCTGTCGTAGGGGTCGGTGTCGAGGAACTTCTTGTACTCGGCCGGGCCCAGCAACTTCTCGAGGGCCAGCGTGCCGCGGCGCTCGTCGAGCAGCCTGGCGACGCCCTTGGTGCGGTCGAGATTGCCGAGCGCGGTGTAGGTCACGCCGTTGTGCTCGAACTCGACGAACTCGTCGCCCTCGGCCTCGCGTTGCGCGGCGGGCTTGAGGTGGTCCTGCGGCACACGCACACCAGCGGTCTTGTGCGGCTGTGCACGCTTGGTGGGGGCCTTGCGGGCGGAGGTCTTGCGGGGGGCGGGGGTGGTCATGGCGTGGTTTCTCCTTCTTTCGGGCCGTCGAGGCGCGGTGCGTCGAGGCGCAGACCTTGCGTCTCGATGAGATGGACGGCCACCGCGGCGAGGATTCGCTCGCGCGCGCCGCCCAAGATGTTGTGTCGATAGAGCTCGTCGTCGATCCGGGCGAGCACCTGGACGGTCGTTCCGGCGAGCGGGGAAGCGGCCTCGGCGGCCTCGTTCTCGGCGATGCGGATCGCGGCGACGATCCGGGCCCGGTCGCGCTGCGGATAGTTGCCCCGCTCGTCGGCGAGGCCGAGCTCCTTCGCGGCGGCGCGGACCTCGGCCTCGGACGGCAATCGTTGTTGGGTCATGGCGTGGTTCCTTGCTGGCGTGGTTCGTGAGGGTGCGACCGGGCCCGGTGAACCACGCCAGTAATCCCGGGCCCGGTCGCGTCTCAGGCGGCGTCAGCGATGATGACGCCGGTCGCGCCGGTCAGTCCGGTGATGTCGGCCTCGAGCAGCGAGTTCGCCTGTCCGGCGAACTCGTTCTGCAGCGTGATCGTGTATGGGCCGCCGGCACTGCCGGTGACCTCGACGTTGCCGGTGCCGAGGATCGCTTCGAGGGCGGCCTTGACCGCGCTGTTCGCGGCGTTGTGCGCGATGTTCCCGGTCGGGACGCCCAGGTAGAGCAGCTTGAAGTTGCCCGCGCTGATGGTGCCCTGGAAGGTGACGAGCTGCGTCTCGTGGATCGGGGTGTACTGCCGCGTGTACAGCAGACCGTCGCCGCGAGCGAAGATGTCGGCGGTCACCTCGTGGCCGGTCGGATCGCTCTCGTTGCGGTCGAGGTTCGGGATCCAGCACGTCGAGGGCCGCGCGGTGATGAGTCGCTCGAGTACGCTGAGGTCGTTGATGAACTCGAATCCGAGGATGAAGTTGCCCGGGCGCGGGACCTTGATCGCGGTCGCGGTCGAGCCGGGGTGCGCGATGCGCCGGGTGGTCGCGTTGGACTCCAGGCAGGTGAACACGCGGGATTCCTTGTAGTTCTTGAATCCCTTGCGGTACAGGCCGATACCCCAGCCGAAGTGCTCAGTGGTATCCCACTCGCGTGCGTTCTTGATGCCGTCGTCGCCATTGAGGATGCCGAGGTTGTCCCAGGTCGCATCGAACTCGTCCTCGATGGTCGCGGGCATGTTCGGCGACAGCGTCTTGCCGACGAAAATTGCGGCGTCCGCGAAGATCTGGACGGCGTCCGGGTTACGGGTGAGTGTCATGGTGTTCCCTTCTGTGGGCGTGCGAAAGTCCCCACCCGTGCGGGGCAGGCTTCAAGGTGGCGTGGTTCAGACCGCGACCGTGCGGGCGAGCGCGCGCACGGTGAACGAGCACATGACGCCCTGGTTATGGGGGTCGGTGTCCTCGACGAGCAGGGTCGGATCGGTGATCGAGGCGATGCCGGGGATGCGGTGCGCGAGCAGCACACCGAGGCACATGCCAGCGATTCGGCGGGATCGGTCGCGGCCGTCCGACCAGACGGTGACCCGCAGGGTCGGCGAGGTGGTCACCGGCCACAGCACGGGGCCGCTGTCGTCGAACACGACGACACGCGGTGCAGCCGCGGGTGTCCACTCGGGCGGCACGATCAGGCCGAATGTCGGCGCAGGTGCGGCGACCAGCGCGGGAATGACGGTCGCGAGGTAGTTCTTAGCGACCTTCGCCGGATCGGCCGGCAGGCGCAGCGGGTGACCGGTCACGGCCGACCGCGCACCTTGAGACCGACCTCGGCCGCCGCGCGAGACAGGGCGCCGTACCTCGCCTGTCGGTAGGCGGGCACGGACACCTCGACCACGTGCCGGTCGGTGGTGTAGGTGCGCACGTTGACATCTCGGGGATGCCCCGGCCGTCCGGCCGCCTTGGCGAGCCGTCGACCGAGCGCCTCGACCTCGACGTTCCACGCGGTGCGCAGCAATAGGCCGACCTCGGGCCGATTCAGGGTCACCTTGACGCGCGCCATGCCTACCCCTCCCCTCGTTCACAGAGAGCGACAGTGCCGCCTCGTGAGGCGCGGCCGCGGCGTGGCATCCATGGCTCGACCTGGATTCGGTACCGCTTGCCGTCGACGGTGAGCTCGTCGTCGCCCGTGAGGTCGACGGGCGGGCGGAAGTAGACGACGCGCTCAAGTCGCTCACCGTCGCGGGCGCGCTCGGCGTAGAAGGTGCCCGCGGCCGGGGCGATCCCGTTCGCCTCGAGCGGGTGGTCGACCCACGGGATCGGGTTGCCGTCGTCGTCCTGGCCGCCACCGCGGTGACGGATGACGGTGTAACTCATCGCGGTGGGCAATCGCCGAAGTGATACCGCGGTGCCGGGGCCAGCGCGATCCCGAGCAGCAGCGCGTGCGCCAGCGTGAACACGAGCGTGCCCGCTGGTGTCGCGAGCTCACCCTCGGCGCGGAACGGGCCCATGCCGTCCACGTAGCGGGTATGCCCGGTGAACTCGGCGGGCGGGGCGAGTGCTGCCCGGACCACCTCGATTACGACCCGCTTCCCGATCGGGTCGTCGTCGGTGAGGTCCGGGCAGCGTGCCGGATGGCGGATCCACTGCACGGCCGCGGCGATGAGCAGCTCGGCGTCGTCGCGCTGTTCGGCGTCGAGGTCGAGCCAACCGCGGGCGACTTCATCGGCAGTGGCGAGTGCCATCGGTTACTGCCGCTCGGCCCAGGTGACGAGCTCGGCGCGCGTCATGTCCGCCGCGTCGGCCTCGGGCAGACCGAGCGCGATGGCGTAGCGGCGCCACTCGGCGACGACCGCGGTCTTGGCCGGGCGGGCCACCGCGGTCGCGGGCTCGGCGACGACCGGCGCGGGCGACGGGTCGTCGCCGCCCTGGCCCGCGTCGAGGCCGGGCTCGTCGGCGCCCTGGCCTTCGTCGGCGCCCCCGTCGCTGTCGCTCTGGCCCTCGTCGGCGACGATGTCCTCGATCACCGGCGCGCGATGCTCCCTGATCGCGCCAGCGTCGAGCAGTCGTTCGACGTCGTCCTCGGAGAGGTTCGACAGGACCGCGCCCTTGCGGTGCTTGGCCAACCGCAGGGGCGTACCGTCGGGCCGCCATTCGGTGACTTGGTCGAAGTAGTCCACGGTCAGGATGTAGTCGCTCACGGCGTCACCAGTCCCGTCAGCCAGATGCCGGCCTTCGGCTGATCCAGGCCCATCACGCGCTTGTGCGAGGCGTCGCTGCGCCACGACTCACGCGGACCACCGTTCGGCCCGTTGCCCTCCGGGTACAACGCGGTGAACTGCAGCGGGCGAGTGTCGGAAGTGAACCCGATGGTGCCCCGCTCGAGGACGAGCGCCTTGCCGATGGGGAAGGCTCGCGACTGAATCACGTTGAGCCCCATCAGGGTGCCGGGGATCGCGCCGGTGTAGGCGATGGACTCGGTCGCGGCATTGCCGTTGTAGACCTTGAGGATCTGCTCGTTGTCCATCAGGGTGGCGAGCAAGCCCGGGTGCACGACGAGCGTGTTCGCGTCGAAACCGTAGTACTCGTCGGCGCTCGCATCGGCCGGCGCGGCGGTGGCGACCTTCTCGATCGCCTTGGCCAGGTCGGTGCGCGGCTTGCCGCCGGTGGCGTCCCACGCGGCCGACACAGCCATGGTCGACACGGCCGAGGACTGCAGCAGGGTCCGGGCACCGCGGTCGTTGGCGCGGATGAAGGTGTTCCGCAGGGCCCGCATCTGGCGGTTGACCTCGTCGACCTTGTTCTCTTCGATCATCTCCTTGGAGACGCGGATGCCGAGCGCCTTCTTGACGGCGAACGCCACCCGGGGCGTGCCGCGGCGACCCGCCGACACCGGGATCTCGCCGAACTCGGCGACGTCCTGTACGTCGGAGTCGAGGAACGTCGGGTCGCCCTCGTGGTAGCCGACGACACCGGCCGCGTTCTTGCCGCCGTTGCGCAGCAGCGCCTCGGAGATGAACTGATTGGTCATCAGTTCCTTGAGCTTGGTCGGGATCCACAGGGGGTTCTTGACCAGGTCGGAGACGGTCAGGCGGTTGCCGTCGCCGACGCTCACGATGGATGTGGTGGCCATGGGGTTTCTCCTGTCTCGTGGAGCGGGTCAGAGGATCCGCGCCAGGCCACGCGGGTTCGTGGCGACGACGACACCGGCGGGTTCGGCGCAGATGGCGACGATCGTGCGAGCGTCGGGGGTGGTGCCAGCGGGGGCGACCGTGCCGTTCGCGGTGGCGACGAGCTTGTCGCCGAACGAGGCATTCGCCGAGTAGACGACCGCCGCCTCGGTACCGCCGTAGGCGACCGCGACGGTGGTCGGGATCGGCACCGCCGAGACGACGGTCCGTCCGAGCGCGTCGGTGG